AAGCATGTTTACAAACTGCTCCGCCCTTGCCTCCGTTCCCCTATTCAACACTGCGGCCGTTACTAACATGCAAAGCATGTTTCAAAGTTGCTCCTCGCTAGCATCAGTTCCTTTGTTCAACACCTCCGCCGTAACTAACATGCAGAGCATGTTTGTAAACTGCTTCGCCCTTACCTCTGCGCCACTATTTAATGCCGTTGCCGTGACAACCATGCAAAACATGTTTTCTAACTGCGCCGCCCTTACCTCTGTGCCGCCGTTTAACACCTCCGCTGTGACCAGCATGAATGGCATGTTTTCTACCTGCGTCGCCCTCACCGGTATCCCCGCCCTTAATGGGAACGGCGTAACATCGTCTTCCGGATACAGTGTTATATTTTCAGGCTGCGCGGCCTTGGCCCGCTCTGAAGTCACAAACTTCAAGTTCAGCCACTCTTACGCCAACTGCAAACTGAGCGCCGCAGAGTTGGACGCGATTTATACGCGCCTGCCGACTGTCACCGGCCAGACCATTACAGTAACGGGTAACTATGGGGCGGCGGGCGATAACCCGGCAATCGCAACTGCTAAGGGATGGACTGTGACAGGATGAGCGAAATTTCCGATACCAGCGGCTTTTACCGGGTAGACCCAAACGGCGACTTTCAATGTGCGCCCAACTTCGTTTTCGCGCCCGGCTATGCGTTGAGGCGGGAGGACCGGGAGTTCTACGACTATCCGACTGACGGCGGGTGGGTGTGGTTCGATACCAAGGAAGCTGCGCGCGAGCATTTTGGGATACCGGTTACGCCCGACGAAGAGGGGTGAGAGAGGTGAGAATCTATGTTGCATCCCTTCCTCACCCGGTATAGGATGGGCTCCTAGCCAAGGAGCAACCATGAGCGACAAGATCAACCGCGTCCAACTTCTTAACGACGCGAAGCTCCACCTTACGCCGTGGACTACCGAAGACGGGCGTCTCTTCCTCGACTACACCGAAGCCGGTGTCCGCCGCACCTTGTCCGTCACGCCTGCCGGTCACTGCGACTTCCGTGGTTGGTTCTCGGCATTCTGCGTGGACACGGCGGGCCATCTTCCCAACGGCGACCTGTTCTCTGCGGCCCAGACCTACTTCTCGCATTGGGTCCGCTCGAAGGGCCAGAAGGTCAAGGACTACATTCGCGTCGGCGGCAAGCTGGGCGACCTCTATTTGGATATTGGCAACGATGCCAACGATGCGTGGCACATCAGCGCCAACGGCATAACCCGCGTGCCGGGCGGCCCCACTCACATCCGTATGCTTCGTGGTGCGGGCATGTTGCCCCTCGTCGACCCTGACCTTTCCGTTCCCGCCTCCGAGTTCCCTCGCCTCCTCAAGCAGTTTGTGGCTGCCGATGACGACACCCTTATGCTGCTTATCGCGTGGCTTCTCGGCTGCCTGCGTCCGGAAGGCCCCTACCCTGTCCTCACTATTTCTGGCGAGCAGGGCTCTGGTAAGTCGACCATCCTGCGTCTGATGCGCCGCATCATTGATCCCCATGCCCTCGACATGCGTACCCCGCCCGAAGACCAGCGCGACCTGCAAGCCATGGTCCGCAACTCGTTCGTCCTTGCCTACGACAACGTCTCGCACATCTCCAACAAGATGTCCGATGCCCTCTGCGTTATCAGCACCGGCACCGGGGCGCAGGGCGGGCGTGCCCTCTACACCAATGCGGAAGAGTCCGCAGTCCGCGTCTGCCGCCCCGTGGCTATGAACGGCATCCCTGACGTCGTCGAGCGTGGCGACCTTGTTGACCGCTCTATCCACGTTCACCTGCCCCGCATTGACCCGCGCCACCGCCGCGATGACAGCGAGTTCTGGGACATGTTCCACGCCAACCATTCTAAGTTGTTGGGCTCACTTATGAATGCCGCATTGATTGCTACGCAGAACTATGGTAATGTAGTGCTAGCTGAAAAGCCGCGCATGTCTGCCTTTGCCGTGTGGGCCGTCGCCGCCGAGAAGTCTTTCGGGTGGCCCGAAGGTCGTCTCATGGAAGTCTACAAGCGCAACCGTTCAGCCGCCGAGAGCCACATGCTTGAGTTCCATGGGATGGCCTCTGCTATGTTGCGAATGATGGAAAAGCAAAAGGAGTTCTCCGGAACCTACTCGGACCTTATCGGTCAACTGGAGATGAACATTGGTCCCCGCGAGAAGCTGCCTCAGACCTCGCATAGCTTTGCCGCCGAACTGCGCCGTATCCGGCCTGCTCTAGAACGGCAGGGCCTCCGCTTCTACAGCGCAGGGCGTTCGGGCAGCAACACGCAGAAGGGCCGGTCCCGCATTTCCATTGTTCGCGTCGACGAGGAAGAGACGGCACCAGCATGAGTGAAGACGAACCTTACGTTCCCAAAGTTTCGACCAAGCCCAAGCCAGACCATCTTGTGCGAAAGGAGAAGGCGGATCGGGAGCGCAAACCCAACCGCCCCTCCCAAGGCATGCGGCAACGCAAGTACCGTCGCGAACTGCGGGAACTCAACATCCACCAGCCCAAGCGCGTCGTCACCAAACAACATGTGGAGGCGATCCGTTCCATCAAGGATCAACTCCGTGAGACATGGCAGGCGCATTGGGACAAGGTCGAACGCTTCAAGAACCTGACGCCCAAGCAAGTCGAGTTCGCCCGCCAGTACGCTATCAATGGGCGAACCAACAAGTGCGGCGCAGCCCGTCTCGCTGGATACGACAGTGGCAACTACAACATCCTGCTTCGCATTGCCAACAAGAATCTAGCCCTTCCGCACTTCCACGATCTAGTAACCGCATTCGAAATTGAGGAGAAGGCCCGTATGAAAATCAATATCGAAGACGTCGTCAAATGGTTCAACGACATTGCTATGGCGGCCATGCAGACGGGTGACTTTACCAACGCCAACCGCGCCATGGAAAACCTTGCCAAGTACTTGGGCATGTTCGTGGACAAGAAGGAAATTGTCCACCGCACCGTCCATTCCAAGGAAGAACTTGATACCCGGATTGGCGAACTGACTGCCATTCTGCGTGAAGCCGAGCCGGATCTTGAGCGCAAACTCCGCATCAACTAATCCGGACGCTCTCCTTCAGCTTAAGGCAGAGCTAGCAGAGGCCCTCCAACAGAAGGCCATCATCGAAGCCCGCGACGACTTCTACGTCTTCGTCAAGCTGCTAGCTCACCTTATGCTCGACGGCAATGACTACCGCGATGGTCGTCACATTCAAGCCATCGCCGCCACGCTGGCCGACGTTGAGGAAGGTTCTATCCCTCGCCTCATGCTGGCCCTACCTCCCGGCTCCATGAAGTCCGTCCTCCTCATGCTGTTCGCCGCGTGGTCCTTCGGGCGCAACCCGACTTGGCGCGTCATGTGGATTTCGCACACCACCGACAAGGCGGTTGAATGTTCGGGCCGCATCCGCGACCTCGTCCGCTCCACCGAATACCTAGAAATCTTCCCCGGCGTCCAGATCCGCGACGACATGTCGGGCGTCACTGGCTGGAAGCTAACAGCGGGTGGCTCCTTCCTCCCGGCAGGCGCGGGCAAGTCCATCGCAGGCTACCGTTTCAATCTGGGCATCCTCGATGACCCCCTCTCGGAACAGACCGCCAAGTCCGACACCGAGCGCGAACGTGTCAACAACTGGTACGGTCCCGGTTTCCGTTCCCGTAAGTTGCCCGACTCTCGGATCATCCTCGTCAACACGCGATGGCATGTCCGCGACTTGTCAGGCTTCCTTCTAGATAAGGCTGCCCGCAATGGCAAGGTCGATCAGTGGGAGGTCATCTCCATTCCGGCCATCCTCGACCAGCCCGCCGCCGAGTACCTCATGCTGCCCGAGGCCGCCTCCTACTGGCCCGAATACATCACCATGGAAGACCTCACGGCTACCCGCGAAAGTCTGGCTCGCTCCGATTGGGGCGCCCTCTACATGCAGACCCCGGTCGGTGACGACGGCAACGTCTTTACGAAGGACGACTTCCAAGACTGGGATGAGGAAGACCCGCCCGAGTGCGACGAAATCATCCAGACCCTTGACACCGCCTTCTCCACCAAGGCCACCGCTGACTACTCCGTGATCCAG